TGAATGGTAATTATGGGCATACTACAAAAATTCTTTAAGGCTGATATTGAAAAGGCAGCCCAAAATCAATTACAGTCTTTGATGCCCGGATTGCAGCAAAGCATAACTGCTAACCTTTACAACCAAAACGTTTTTGGATGGATTGGAAATAATCAGGTTATAGTTGATTTTTCAGATAAGATTAAGTTTGTTGAAGAGGGATTCCAAAAGAACGCTGATGTTTACACTTGCATTGATATTATTAGTAAAAAGGTTGCGGAATGCGCTTACTGTCTTTATGAAGTCAAAGAAGGCGTAACTAAAAAGGATTTAAAGATATATGAGAATATGTCAATGGCTGAGGGTGCATCTGCTAAGATGAGAACATTACAATTAAAGGAGCAGATGTTTAACCAAGTAGAAAACAATCCTATACTTGACTTATTAGCAAAGCCAAATCCTTTACAGACTTATGAAGAATGGATGACCGATCTTGCAGGGTTTTACCTATGTACAGGCGATGGTTATATATTTGGCAATGGTAAGGATGATGTGATGACTGAGAAACAAATCTGGTCACAACTATACTGTTTACCTAGTCAATGGATTGAAATTATCTCAGGTGGTATGTTTGAGCCTATCAAAGGATATTCTTTAACATCTATCTATATTGAGGAAGTGCCTTTACCTGCTAATCAGGTTGTTCACTTTAAATCATTTAATCCTGACTTTACGCTAACAGGAGCGCAGTTATACGGACAGTCACCTATAAAAGCTATTTACAGAAACGTACTTAAAGAGAATGAAGGCGATAACGAATTACTAAAGCAGATCCGTAATGGAGGTGCATTTGGTTTTGTTTCACCTGATGGCAATGGTGCTAATCTGACTAAAGACCAGATGAATCTGTTAAAAGAAAAGATAGTTGATGCAAAGCGTGGCGAGACTTTAATGGATAGAATATTTCCGAGTTCAGGTCCTTTGAAATGGACTCAGATAGGAATGCCGTCTACTGACTTGCAGTTAATAGAATCGCTTAACATAGATACTCGCAAGATATTTACTGCTTTTCATGTTCCTATTCAATTCTCAGGTAGTGAATCAGCCTCTACAGATAATAACATGGGCTGGGCATCCAAGCAGTTAATTTACAATGCAACCGCTCCATTATCTCGCAAGATTAGAGATGCAATCAACAAGTTTGTTTGTGAGCCATACGCTAAAGCATACGGCAAGAAATATTACTTTGATTTTGACTTTAGTAGCTATCCTGAGATGCAGGAAGATATGGCAAAGCTAACTGACTGGTTAGCTAACTCATATTGGATTACTCCTGATGAGAAACGTATTGCTCAGGGTTATGATAAGTTAAGCACTCCAGAGATGCAGAACATTTACGTACCTGCTAACTTAGTACCTATTGAGGAGTTATCTTTAGATCAGGCATATAACAATGCAACCATAAATGGCAAGTAGTGTTAAATACCACAAAACCTATTTAAAGCTACATAAAGAGTATGAGGCTTATGCTTATCCTATCATTAAGAAGGCATTAGATGAGCAGACATCGGCAGTTGCTGATTTTGTGAATGAAGATAACTTTGATAACATAGAATTATACATTCAGTTCTTAATTCAGCAAAAACCTTTATATGATGGATTAGAAAAAATCTATACAAAAGTTGGAGTATCAGCTGCGACATTCTCATACGACTGGATACGTAACTCAGTACCTAAAACAAAAAAGGATTTTATTACAGATTTCTTTAATCCTCAATGGTATATTGAGATGGTTGAATATTTTAGGCTAATTGGAGGCACTAAAGTTCAAGGTATAGACGAAACAACTGCTGAAAAGGTAAGAAACTTATTAGCCAATATTTTAGGACAAAATTTGTCCAGAAGAGAACAGGCAAAGTTATTTGAAGAGACACTAAACGATCCTTCATTTAATCGGGCAAGGTCATTAGTAATTGCCAGGACTGAATCTACAACTGCTGCAAATCATGGCATCAATGAAGGTGCTAAGAGTTCTGATTATGAAGTTGCTAAGTTTTGGATTAACACAAAAGATAAACGGACAAGGCGAACTCATTTAGCAATGACTACAGAAAGAATACCAATTAATCAGCCTTTTATGGTTGGTTCTAATATGATGATGTATCCGGGCGATGTTGGTAATGAGTTAAATGTAATACCTGCTAGTGAGGTTGTAAATTGCCGTTGTGTTATGGCTACAGAAGCAACATTAGACTCAGATGGTTTGCCTATATTAAAACCTAGAACTGCGCCTTATATTAAAGGATAATTTTGATATTTAAAAAATTAATATATTTGTAAAGATGAAAGGATTATTAGAATTTAAGAACTACAATGCCGAGATAAAGGACATGGACTCCGAAAGGATGACAGTTACAGGCTACTTTGCAAGTTTTGGCAATGAGGATTATGATGATGATATTATCATGCCCGGTGCCGCAACTAAAACAATCGCAGAGCGTGGTCCTATGGGATCGAATGAGATATTCTTTTTAAATCAGCATAACTATGCTCAACCGCATGGAAAGCCTATGGTTTTAGAGGCTCAGGAGAGAGGTATATACTTTGAGAGTAAAATAGCACCTACATCATACGGCAGGGATGCAATGATTCTTTACGCTGAAGGAATTGTAGTTCAGCATTCTATTGGTTTTTCAACTATTAAATCAGACTATGATCAAAAGACAGGAATGCGAATGATCAAAGAGATTAAATTATACGAAGGATCAAATGTCACTTTGGGTGCTAATCCTATGACTCCATTTACAGGGTTCAAGTCTTTGACAATGGCAGAGATAAATGATCAGGTTGCAAAAATGATTAAGCTACTTAAAGATGGTAGCTTAACAGACGAAGGCTTTGGTAGATTGGAAATAGCATTAAAGCAATTCCAACTAGAGGCATTCAATTTAGGTAAAAATTCACTATTAGATACAGAGCCGACATTAGTCACTCCAGTAAAAGATGAGCCGAATATATTAACAAGTTTAATTAACGTTTTACAAAACTAAAAAATGGACAATTTAGAATTAAAGGCTCAGGAGTTGCTAGATGCAAACAAAGCTAAAACACTAGATGAGGCAAAGACCATCATCGCAAACGCAATCAGCGAAGCTACTAAAGCAGTTGATGCAAAATTAGAAGATGCAGTAAAATCTGCAAATGTTCGTATTGACGAAATGGACAAAGCATTGCTTGAAGCCAAATCAGAAAACAACAGAATCAAAATGGATGCACAAAGCAAAGAGCCAGTATCTTTCAATAAGGCATTTGCTACTGCTATGGATGAGAACTCTGATAATTTGGAGAAATTCCGTAGAAAAGAAATCAAGCAGTTTGCAATGGAATTAAAGACTGTAGGTGATATGTCACTTGCTAACATTACTGACTTAGCTGCTGCTAACGTTCAGATGTTACCGGGCATCATTCCTGCTGCACCTAGAAAATTGCACATCAGAGCATTACTTCCAACAGGAGTTATGAACACTTCTGCAATTCACTACTTGCAAGAGACAGGTTCTGAGGGATCAGTTGCAGCATGGGCAGATAATTCAGGTACAAAATCTCAAATTGATTACGATTTAACTGAAGAGGTAGCACCATCTGAGTTTATTGCAGGTTACCTTCGCATAACTCGCAAGGCATTAGATGATATTTCAGCAATGAGATCTTATCTTCAAAGCCGTTTGTTAGAGCAATACTTAGATGCTGAAGATAATCAATTACTTAACGGATCTGGTGTTTCTCCAAACTTAGGTGGTTTGATTACTAATGCTGAGGCATACACAGGTTTCCGTACCATTCAGGTTGAGAAGTTACTAGATTCAGTTGCACAAATTGAAAGCAATAACCACTCTGCAAATGGTATCCTTGTTAGTCCTGAGCAGTTTTATGCTTTGATGCTTACTAGAGGAACAACTAATGATTACACTCTTCCGGGTGGAGTTGCAGTTGATCTTGTAAATGGTCAAATGTTTATCTCAGGAGTTCCAATCTTCAAGTCTACTGCAATGAGCGATTCTAAGTATTTAGTTGGTGACTGGTCAAAAGGTGCGCAACTATTTGTACGTGAGAATCCAATTGTTAGATTCTTTGAGGAAGATGGTACAAACGTTCGTGAGAACAAGATTACTGTACGTGTTGAAGGTCGTATTGCTTTACCAATATACTACACAGATGCATTCGTAACTGGTTCACTTAACGCTAATCCTAGCTAATTTTTTTGGTTAATAAGTGTAAGGATGAAAAGCCTGTCATTAATTTGGCAGGTTTTTTTTATTTCATTATGTTATATAAATAATTACCTTTGCTTTATGTTCAAAGCCAATTTTATAGGTCAAGAGGGATTATACAAACACAAAGAGTATGAAATCAGAATTGGCGTCATAAATGGATGGATACATGTCCGCAGGAAGTGTGGAGCAGGTCGAATAAATTATCCATCAATATTAGAGTTTATAAAAGATTGGGATAACATTAGAAAAATATGACACCAAAAGAAAAAGCAAAGGACTTAGTTGAAAAGTTTAAAACACCTGTAAAACCAGACGAATCATATAGCGATTACAATGTTAATTATCTTGCTTGTGCATTAATAGCAGTAGATGAGATAATCAATGGGTATGAATTTGATATTTTATATATTGAACATAAAAGAATAATGGACAATATTAATTTTTGGGATGAAGTTAAACAAGAAATAATAAACCTATAACTTGACAAAACAATTTAAAAAGTAAACCTATAACTTTAACAATTTATGAGAATATTCCATTTAGGTTTATGCGTTGGTCCTCCTCCTTTTGATTCAATGCGCAAAGCATTTTTAGCTAACTCAAGCGATTACATAGAGTTAAGCACAGGAGACAAAGAGGTAAATAGCAAAGCTATTGCAATGGCTAAAGCATTTAAGCCTGATATTATATTCATGCAAATTCAATCAGCTAACATTATCCAAATAGAAACTGTCAAGGAAATGAAAAAGACAGGAGCATGGATTTGTAATTGGAACGGCGATATAAGAGATGATACTCCAAAATGGATGATTGAAATGGCTGAGTATGTTGACCGCACTTTGTTTACTAATCTAAGAGATGCAAATAATATTAAGAATGGAGGCTATTTAGAGATTGGTTATGATCCTGAGATATACACTCCAGAGGGCAATTCTTTGAACTTAAAAGAAATTGGTTTTTTTGGCAATAATTACGGACATACTATGTTCCCATTGTCAAATATGAGAATAGAAATGAATGAGTTATTAAATAGACATTATAGAGGGCAGTACGGAGTCTATGGCAATAACTGGAATAATGCCTCAGGTAATTTCAATCATAGTCAAGCAGATGAATCAAAAGCATATAGAGGTATTAAGATAGGTATTAATTTAAGCCATTTTGATGAGCCTAAATACTCAAGTGATAGGATATTAAGGATAATGGGATCAGGGTGCTTATGCCTAGCTAAAGACTATCAATTTATGCCTTTTACGGATGGTGAGCATTTAAGAACGTGGAAAACATTTCCTGAGTTAATTGAACTCATAAACTATTATTTGGCAAATGAAGCTGAACGCAAACAAATAGCTAAACAAGGTCAGGAATATGTAAAACAAAATTTTACTTTTGATAACATGGTAAAGAATTTAATAGAGATATATGAGCAAGTTTAAAGTATTAGGATTTATGACAATCCATTATGCAGGAGATTACCTAAAAGAGTCTTTGCTATCAGTTGTTGACCATTTAGATAAAATGGTAATTTCTTACAGTAAGCAACCATCGCAAGGTCATGGAACGCAAATGGAATGCCCAGATAATGAGCAGTATATTTTTGATACTTGTAAAGAGGTTTTAGGTGATAAAATGATTTGGGATAGGGCAGACAGATACGGAGCAGAGAATGAGCATCGCAATGTAAAATATAAATATACGCATGGCTTTGATTTAGTATTGACAGTAGATTCAGATGAGGTTTATAAATCAGATGAGTTAGAAGCATCATTTGAATATGCCTACTGGGGCATTGAGAGATTTTATGGCATTGAAGGATTTATAAACTTTTGGAGGTCTTTTGACTTTGCTTGTTACGATGGATTCAGACCAATACGGTTAGAGAATTTACATCGCAAGAACAATACTCAAAACCTAAACCTAAAGCAGACTATTTATCATTTCAGCACCTGTCAGCCTGAGCCTATTATGAGATACAAATATTTAGTATTTGGTCATGCTAATGAAGTTAAAACAAATTGGTTAGATGAGATATTTTATAAATGGACACCAGATAATCAAATAAGCGATTTGCATTGTGTTTCTTACAATTTATGGAACGCAGTATCATTTGATAAAAATACTTTGCCTGAGAGCCTTAAAATACATAAGAACTTTAATAAAGAGTTAGTATGAAGGAATTTCAAAAAGAATTACTTATTGAAATGATGAATAATGATGCAGAATTAGGATTATATAAAATGGACGATTTGGAATACGCAAAGGAGATAAGAAAGCAGATTAACATCCTAAACGAGTTAATTAAAGAGGCTGAGGCTAATGATTTAGATATTGTTATTTGGCAGTTTGGCAAACAGGCAGAACATACCTTGCAGGTTAAGATAACAAAAACAGTTGAATTATGAATGCAGCGATTATTATAGATGATCGGGAAGCAATAGCAAATAAGGCTATCTCAGAGCATAAAAAGTATTTATCGGATGATTGGGTTGTTTTAAATATAAAGCCTCCTTACATCGGAGGTATTTATCATATTAAGACTCCTCATGTATATAATAACATATTGACTAATGCTAATTTTTGGAGGAGTTGCATTTATGATAGGGTTCTAATATTTCAGCATGATTCAGGGTTGTTAAAGACAGGCATTGAGGAGTTTTTAGAATGGGACTTTATAGGAGCGTGGATTAAGAACATACCTGGTTGCATGAACGGAGGTTTAAGCATTCGCAATCCTAAAGTGATGTATGAGATTTGCTCAAAGCATCCATATAAAGGCATGGGAGTACATGGCAATGAGGATATATATTTCTGTAATAAAATGCGTGAATTAGGCTATAAGTTGCCCGATAAGGCAACCTGTAATAAGTTTTCAGTAGAAACTGAGTTTGAGTTAGGCTCGGTTGGCTATCATGCAATAGATAAGTATCATAATAATTACAAAGAAATAATAAAGCAATATGATAAGTAAAATATTAAAAGCAACTAAAGAGCAATTAAACAATATAGAGTTTGATAGTTACAGAGATAGTTTCCTAAAAAAAGGTTATCCTAACAATTGGTTTTTTATGGAGGCAGGTGAAGAGCATTATAGGCTACTGGCTTACATTGGATCATTATATAAAGGTAAAACCTTGTTAGATATTGGAAGCTATCAGGGAAACTCTGCAATAGCTTTGGCTCATAGCGGTAATAAGATAATCAGTTATGATTTAGCGAGTCAGCCAATTATATCTAAGATAAAAAAGGATAATATATCTTTTGAAATAGGCAATATTTTAGATAACAATGATTTGATTTTGTCAAGTCCTTTTATCATGCTAGATACTTATCATGATGGCACATTTGAGCAGGAGTTTGTTGATCATCTAATAAAGATAAATTATAAAGGTTTAGTCATGTTTGATGACATTCATTTAAACAAAGAGATGAGTAATTTCTGGAATGGCTTGAAAAATGAAAAGTATGATTTAACACATATAGGTCATCATTCAGGGACAGGCATAGCAATATTTTAAGATGAAAATTATTAGGTTTTTATTTCACATGATTTGTGGAGGCTTTGTTTTATTAGGCTTTAGCTTTATTCTATTAGCAGTAATTGGTTTGATTAAATATATATGGTAAACCTTTATACATCCTTTTACGAGGATAAGAATCCAAAGAGGCAAAAGGAGTTATTATATTGCCTAAAACAAAATATTTCTAACAATCTAATAGATAACATTTATTTAATTGTTGATGGGGATGTTAAATTACCTGTATCAGATAAACTTATAATAATTAAAGGCAATAGACCAACATATAGGGATTTCTTTGATTTAGTAAGCAATACTGTTACTCATGCTAATCAAATATCAATTATCTGCAATACGGATATTTACTTTAATGAATCTTTAGAACTGTTAGACTTTTATGATAGGCAATGTGTAGCGTTGAGCAGATGGGATTATAACAGAGGCAGATTGAAGTTACACAATGAGCGTTATAGTCAAGATACATGGATATTTAGAGGTAAGATTAGAAATGTTAGATTTGCAGACTTTTACATGGGCATTCCGGGTTGTGATAACAGAATAGCTTATGAATTAAACAGAGCAGGTTATAGGTTATCTAATCCTGCAACAAAAGTGCAATCAATACATTATCATGAGAGCGATATTCATAACTATAATCATGAAACGCCAAAAGTGCCTAGACCATATTTATATATAGAGATAACATGAAAATTTTACTAAGTCCAGGCATTTACTTACCACACCAGAGAGCAGGATCAGAAATATGTTTGCATCGTATTTGCAAGTATTTAATGAGCAAAGGTCATGAGGTAAAAGCCGTAACTCGTTATCCTGAAAATTACGAATATGAGGGCATAGAGGTTTACTCACAGAAAAAGGATTATAAGGTTTGCCATAATAACTTATGGGATTGGGCAGATTTAGTTTTCTGTCAGCTATCTGGTACTTACTATGCAATGAATAAGCAGAGGTTAAATGCTAAGAAGGTTATAAACTTTGCTCATAACAATGCGGGTTATCCTCAGGTCAATATTAGAAAAAATGTATTTACTGTCTATAACTCAGAGCAAACAAAAAAGGAGTTAAACTATTTACAAGAAACATACGTATTGTATCCTCCTGTTAATTATAGAGACTTTGAGAATGTAGATACAAGCAAAGCTGAATACATTACGCTGATAAACCATAACGAAAACAAAGGAGGTCAGATATTAATAGAGATTGCAAAGCGAATGCCTCATCATAAATTTATGGCAGTTCAGGGCGGTTACTATTATCAGATAGTAGATTCAAAAGCTAAGAATATTAAATACGTTGGCATTACGGATGACATAAGGAAATATTTAGCAATGACTAAACTGCTTATATCTCCAAGTGATTATGATAGCTACGGCATGGCTCAAATAGAAGCCTTGTGTTGCAATATTCCTGTGATAGCATCTGATATACCGGGATTCAGAGAAAGTCTCTCAGATAGCGCCATATTCGTTAAGAGGAATGATATTGACGCATGGGTTGAGGCAATCAAAAATAGTGAACAATTATTTAAGGATAAAAAGCCTATTGAGAGGGCAAAGGAATTAGATCCTGTCAAGGAGTTGGCAAAGTTTGAAAAATGGCTAATAAAAATTAGTAAATTAGCGATGAAATAATGGAAGATAAAATAGCGAAGGATAAGCCTTTTAAAAGTAAAAAAGAATATGGATCAATTAAACGTAGTGAGCCTTGCCCAAGCGAAGATGTGGCTGAGGTTAGACGAGGATTACGAATACGAGGATGGATTAATAACTGCATTAATAAAATCTGCGGTCAATCAGGTTGAGCAATACACCTTGCAAGTATTATATCAAAGAACATTAACTGAGATAACTGATAGAAAAGGCAGTCTAAGGATTTTCAATTATCCTGTAATATCGGTTGAGGATGTTGTAGATAGAGATAATGTTGCATTAGATTTTATAACAGAAACTAGTCAATGGTATACTGAGGTTTTGATTGATCAGCCCGGATTTAATACTGTTACCTATGTAGCAGGTTATGACTGGGATTATAATGGTGGTTCTGATGTTCCTGATGATATTGAGACTGCGATAAAGGAGTTAATTACTTTTCTTTACGAAAATAGAGATAATCCAAAAGAGGAAATGCCAAAGGTGGTTACTTATTTACTAGCGCCTTATAAGCGTATAACTTTATTCTAATGAATCCGGGCAAGTTAGATAGGCGCATAACGTTTGGAACGTTTTTAAGCGTTGAGAATCAATATCAGGATTATGTAATTACGTTTGTTCCTGTATTAGTTACGTGGGCAAATGTAAAGCCTTTTGATGGCAGTAGACAGTTGGAAGCAGGTGAGCAGGTAATAAATCAGGGTTATAGATTTACTACTCGTTACAGAAGAGATTTTGAGCCTACAAAAGACATGAGGATTTTATATGAGGGCAACTATTATACAATTCATTCAGTTAGGGATTTAGATGATCGAAGGAGATTTAATGAGATATTAGCCAGAGTAACAGATGAGAACTCCCAAAATTAATATTAGCAAACTATTAAAGCAGATAGATGATTTTGGTGATGATGCTCAAATATTAGCCGTTGCAATTACCAATGTAACTGCCGATGATATGGTTACTGATGCCAAGTTAAAAGCACCTGTAGATTTAGGTCAATTACGTTTATCAATTGGTCATACTACTGCGAGGGTTGGTTATAATAAATCCTTTTTTTTTGCTAATGCTCCTTATTCTGCTTATGTAGAGTTTGGCACAGGAGGAAGAGTTAGTATTCCTAAAGGTTTTGAGGAATTAGCATCTCGTTATAAAGGTAAAGGAATTAGACAAATTGATATAAAACCTCAGCCATTTTTTATACCTGCCTATTTACAGAACATTCCTATTTATCGCAAAAAGTTAGTAACTGCATTAGATAGAGAAGCTAAAAAATATAATGCCAAAAAATAATTATATTTGATGAAATGAAGGATCCGAATCTATCTGTTTTAAACGCTTATAAAGATGCTTTAGCTAATTTAATAGTTGGAGGCATTGATATACCTGTTTATAGCAAATCTGCTCCTTTGAAAAACGTACCGAAAAAATACGTAATTTTGTCAAGCCAGACAAAGCAACAAAATAAAACAAAGTGCAATTATTGGTATGAATGCACAATGACTGTCCAGATAGTAACAAAGTATCCAAATGGTACAGGAGATTTGAGTTTTGCAATGGTTATAGGTGAAGAGATAGCAGAGTTAATACAAGTAGATGGAATTACATTAATTGATTTCCATAATGTTGAAACAATGCAAAATTTAAGTACAGAGGTAATTTTAGAGACAGATACGGAAAACGTATTTCAATACATATTAATTTTTAATCATAAACTAAACATCAATTAAAATGGCAGACGAGCAATTTTATTCAGGCAGTTTATTCATGCTATACATCCGTAACTCAGGTACATGGAAACCAGTAGCTTGTTTAACTTCTAACGGAATTTCTGAATCATGGGATTTCGCAGAAACAGTAACTAAATGTGATCCGGGCGTGACTCGCAGAAAACCGACTACTTATTCTTATGAGATTCCTTTTGAGGGAGTTTTTACAGATACAAGCGGTGCAGGTGGCGATACTGCTAAAGCATCATGGGACACTATCAAAAACCTTGCTAGAGCAAAGACTTTGACTGAATACCAGATTGCATTGTTAAAAGAAAATGGAACAGAAGATCCAAACTTTAATGCTCAATTTGGTGCTGCTTATTTTAGCGCATTAGATATTACAGGTGCTGAAGGTGAGTTTATTACTTTCTCAGGCACTATGTTAGGCGATGGTGATATAACTGAAACTGATCCATATCCTGGTTACTAAATGGAAGGTCATTTAACGTATAAAATCGGTGAGGTTGATAGGCAGTTTTTCTTTGGTAATTATGCTTTAGAGCAGACATTAACTCATTTTGATTCATCAGTCTCTGATTTATCTGATTTGCTAGGAAAGCAGTTACTGCCATTTCTGCGAGTGTTTATTTACCATGCTGCAAGTTATCCGATACTAAAGAAAGGTGAGATAGTTGATTTTACCGAGTTTGATGTACATGAATGGATTGATACTGCGGGAGGTTCTGGAGGTGAATTTATTTTAGTAGTATCAAAGGAAGTATTTAGAGTATTAGGATTAAATACAGAGCAGGTAGAACAAAAAAAAAGCAAAGCGGAAAGTTAAGTTGGAATAAAGATGTGTTGACTTTTGCTTTTGGAGAAATGGGGATGATGCCCAAAGACTTTTACGCCTTGACATGGAATCAATATATTCTTAAATGTCAAGGCTTTTTTAATAGAGAAAAAAAGGAATGGGAGCGGATAGGATGGGCAACATGGAACGGAATGAGAGTCCATGTAAATAAAGGGATGCCAACCTATAAAAAGTTTATGTCATTTATTTATGAAGATGAGCAGATTAAAGACATGGACAGAATAAAAGAACAAATGAATAAGGCGATGCTTAAATATTTGGAAAATGCAAGGAATTGAGATACCTATTGGTGCTGATTTAAGTCAATTAAAAGCTGCGCAAAAGGAAATAAAAGACAGATTAAAACAATTAGCCGACGATGCAGGTAAAGCTGGTGCCGGGTTAGGAGATAAATTAGTAAAAGGTTCAAACTCTGCTGCCTTTGCCTTAACTAACTTAGGCAGGGTTGCTCAGGATGCTCCATTTGGATTTATAGGTATTCAGAACAACTTAAATCCTTTGCTTGAATCATTCCAACAATTAAAGAAAGAAACAGGTAGTACAGGATCAGCATTAAAAGCATTAGGTCAGTCTTTAATTGGTCCTGCGGGATTAGGTATTGCTTTATCAGTTGTATCGGCAGGTATTTTGTTTTATCAGCAATATCAGCAAAGAGCAAATAAAGAGGTTGTAACGGCTAAAAAAGTTACTGATGAATATATAAACTCTTTAAACCAAGTTGATCAGGCTAGGTTAAAAGGTGGTCAGAATGCAGCGTCTGAATTAACTACTTTAAAATTATTATACGATCAGTATCAAAATGCAGCTTTACCTTTAGAAAAAAGAAAAGAGGCATATAAAGAAATTCAAAAGTTATATCCTGCATATTTTGGCAATTTAA